GGATGTCGGTGAGCGTGCATTAATCTCCACGTTCCAAGCTACGCTCGATCTTAGATTATATCTACCAATCGTTAATAGGTCAGCGTATATGGTGGTACAAGCGATGGGATCATAGGCTGAAGACGCTGCAGGATGAGATCGCCCGTGCAATTGATTGCAGCGATAAGGCGATGGCCTTGGGGGGCGTGATGGCTTATGCCTCTCTGCAAAAGAGTGAACAGGTCGGAGCGACCAAACAGGCTGAATTCCCGCTGCAGCTGGCAGAAGAACGGGTGCACGATCTGGCGATAAGGCTTTGTAAAATTCATCTCTCCCAAAGATCAGCTCTTTCCGGAGATAACAATTTTCTCTGCCAAGCCGCATGGTATTTAGCGGGTGGCGACAATCAATGTAGTTGACGCCGATCATGGGCCGGCGCGATTCGTCAGCGGGCTTTGCCAGAGTTCTGTAGACTGAAATAATCAAGAATATCTTTGCCCTATCCCATCCCAAGAAAAGATAGTAAAGGCCGTAGGTGATGTTATCGAACCCGTCATTAAGGGACTCAGTCGTAGGTAGGCATCCAATAATTGTTTCGTTGGGAACAGGATGTCCAGCGCGACCTGATCCCACGGGAAGATTCGGCAAGGCATTTTGCAGAGTTCCTTCTTGAGGGTTTGCTCCGCGCAGACACGGCTGCCTGCGGCGAATTCTATTCGAAGATGTTCGGCATCGGCGCCTTCAGCCCGAACGACATCCTGGAAAAGGAAAACATGAACGGCTATGAAGGCGGCGACGAGCGCTTCATGCCGCTCAATATGATGCCAGTTGGGCAACAGAGAAACACTTCCACGACAGAGTAATCCTATCTGCCCTTTGCGGGTTTTGGAGCTGTCGGTCCGTAGTCAACACAGGCTGTTGCCAAGGAAGCCATTGCTTTTCTTGAATCTTCCAGCGGGAACTCAGAGATAATGGATTTCGTTGGATCCCGATAGGATTTTATTCTTATTCTGAGGAGATTTCCTTCGGTGGCCATACGTTTGTATAATTTCGCCAGCGATGTATAGTTGATATCAAATACGAATCGGTTTTCCACTGATATAAATCCTAATTGTTTGAAGCTCAATGATTCCGCAGGATTCACGCCTTCAAGCTCGACGGTTGTCTGGGACCCTGGGTTCGCGGGGAATTCGGGCCCCTCGAAATTGTTGAGATCGAAGACTTTTTGCACCTTTTCGTAATCGGCAATCTCTAATCTAAGAATTCCTGTATTCTTATTGCACTTTAGTCTCAAAACAGCATTCACACGCAATTCATCTACCTTGGCCGTTCCTGCGGTTTCGACCTCCGTCCAATAGTCATCGCGGCTAAGATTCCACGTTTCAGCGCCGGTGGAGAATCCGGGAAAGAGCCATAGATACGAAAAGATGCTGATCAGACTAATCCTTTTTATGTTCATGCGATTTCTCCAAACTCTTATTTAGCAGAATTATCACACTGCAGGTGCAAATCACACAATAAGAAGTTGGTCTCAAGATGCCACGTTTTTATGTGCCCCGATTCGGCAAAAATCCGGCGGGGCTTTTTTATTGGAGCAGACAATGCCTGAAATGCCAAAGCGGGAAATGAGATTCATCCATTTCGCGGAACTGAGGGCAGAATCCGCAGAGAGCGAAGCGCCCCACATCCGGGGTTATGCGGCTCTCTTCGATACGTGGTCGGAAGACCTCGGATGGTTCCGCGAAAAGATCCAGCCCGGAGCTTTCGCCGACACGATCAAGGAAGCCGATATCCGCGCCCTCTGGAACCACGATCCCAACTATGTCCTGGGGAGGAACAAATCCGACACCCTGCAGCTCCGGGAAGATGAAAAAGGCCTAGCCGTCGATATCACGCCGCCCGACACCCAGTGGGCGCGCGATCTTATGACCAGCATGAAGCGGCGGGACATCAACCAGATGAGCTTTGCCTTCCAGAAAATCCGGGACGAATGGAATTATGAATCGGATTCGCTCGAAAGGACCCTCGTCGAATGTAAACTGTACGACGTGGCAGTCGTTACTTACCCTGCGTACACGGCGACATCCGCAGCCGTGCGCTCGCTCTTCTCAGAAAATGAAGAAAACCTTGATTCAGTTGTTGCCCTGATCTTCCGGGCCAGCCGGAAACAGCCGCTAACCACGGAAGAACAGGACTTGCTGCGTAGCTACCTGCCGGCTCCCGGAGGAAGGAACCTGGCATCCCTCAAACAAAGGCTCCATGCACTGGAGCTCGAAACCAAAATCAATCGATAGGAGAAAAAAATAATGCGCGATTTGAACGAGCTGCGCAGAAAGCGCGGCAACATCGTTACCCAGATGCGTGCCCTGACCGATGCCGCTGAAGCGGAATACAAATCCGGGAAACGCACAACCAACGCCCTGACCTCTGAGGAAGATGCCAAGTACGGGGCGATGGATCACGACCAGGAAGAACTCCGGAAGGAAATCGAGCGGGAAGAGCGTCTTCTTTCCCTGGAGAAGGAACGCGAAACCGCCGATCCCACCCCGATGCCCAAACCCGAAGAGGAGCGAGGACATCAGAAGCGTCCGCGCGAGAGCCGGGAATATGAATCCGCATACCGCAGCTATCTCGCCAACGGTTTGCGGAATGTGACGCCTCAGGAGCTTCGTGCGCTGCAGGCCGACAGCGACACCACGGGCGGATACATCGTCACCCCGCAGCAGTTCATCACTTCTCTGATCAAGGCCGTCGACGATCAGGTTTTCATCCGGCAGCTTGCCACCAAGTTCGCCGTCGAAAAGGCCGAGAGCGTCGGAGCGCCGTCTCTGGACAGCGATCCCGGAGATCCGGAATGGACCGCTGAAATCAAATCCGGATCCGAAGACAGCTCCATGGAGTTTGGGAAACGGGAACTTCATCCCCATCCCCTCGCCCGCAGAATCAAGGTTTCCAACAAGCTCATCCGGGTCAGCGTACTCAATATTGACGCTCTTGTCCGGGATCGTCTTGCCTACAAGGTCGCGATCGTTCACGAGAGAGCCTTCATGAACGGATCCGGCGCTAACCAGCCTCTCGGTCTTTTCACCGCGTCTGATAAGGGCATCAGTACTTCTCGCGACGTCAGCACCGGCAACACGGCCACCGCCATCGGAGCGGACAACCTGTTCGACATGGTTTATGCGCTCAAGGGCCAGTATCTCGGGCGTCCCAGCACGAAATGGCTTTTCCACCGCCTGGCGCTGAAGATGATCCGGAAGCTCCAGGACAATAACAAACAGTACCTCTGGCAGCCGGGACTGACGCAGGGACAGCCCGACACCATCCTCGGCATCGGCGTGATCAATTCCGAGTACGTTCCCTGCACGTTCACAACCGGCCTGTACGTCGGGATGCTCGGCGACTTTTCGTTTTACTGGATCGTGGATGCGCTTGATGCCGCTATCCAGGTGCTTGACCAACTGTATGCCGAGTCCAATCAGACGGGCTACATCATCAGAAGTGAAAGCGATGCGATGCCCGTTCTGGAAGAGGCGTTCGTCAGGTCCAAACTGGCATAGGAAAGGAGAGATAAATGAACCTCAGCAAAAATGTGAAAATTACCCTGGTGCAGGCTGCGCTTGCCGACGGCCAGACGGATCCCGACAGCGCCGCCGTTGACATGCAGGGTTTCGAGGGCGTGATGTTCGTCGGGATCGTGGGAACGGTAACCGGTGCAGGGACGGCGGCTTTGAAGGCTGCCCAGTCCTCGGACAACGTCAATTTCAACGACCTTGCGGGAGCGGTTGTGACCGGAGCGGCGGGCGGCAGCGACAAGTTCTTTGTCCTGGACGTCTACCGGCCGCTTGATCGTTATGTGCGCACAACCCTCACCCGGGCGGTTGCCAATTCCATCTATGGCGGAACCATCGCCATCCAGTATGGGGCTCACAAGAAGCCGACCATCCATGATGCTGCGACGCTTGCGGCTGCGGCAATTCTAGGCATTTCGCCGTCCGAGGCATAATCCATTGATGATTGCAGGCCGGTTCCGGCAGCGGCGCCGGCCTGCAGCATGGGATCCAATCCATGGAACCAAAACTCATTACGCCTCCTGACGAAGAACCAGTTACGCTGCAAGAAGCAAGGGCTCATCTGCGTCTGGAGAGCGGCGAAGACGACTATCTCACGGCGTTGATTAAAACTGCCCGGCGCTATTGCGAAGCATTTCAGCAAAGAGCTTATGTGACGCAAACCTGGGATCTTTATCTGAATTCCTTTCCCTGCGGATGCATCAAAGTGTCGCTGCCTCCGCTGCAGTCGGTCACGTTCATCAAATACAAAGACTGCGAGGGAATTCTGCAGACGCTCGATCCTTCCGAATATCTTGTGGATGTGTTCAGCGAGCCGGGATTTATCTTTTTTGCTTATGAGAAATCATGGCCTGCGACTTATCCGGAAGCAAACGCGGTCCAGATTCGTTTCGTTGCAGGCTATGGCGCTGCCGCCGAGGTCCCTTGTGAAATCAAGCATGCCATACTGCTGAAGGTGGCCGACCTGTATGAACACCGGGGCGGTGACGAAGGAATGGACAAGAACATCAATGAAGCAATCGAGAGCCTTTTATGGCCCGATCGAGTCAACATTTTGTGACTAACGGAGGCACCGGCGGGTTAGGAGCCAGGCTGGGCATATACGATTTTCCCGGCATCAATGGATATGAATCCAGTGGCCACCATTGCTTGCAGTATTTGAGATACCTCCAGCTCTTCGATGGCCGGTTGGAAATGTGCCCTAATTGCGCTGCTCATGGTTTTTTCAGTGCGAGGTTTTGTGACCTCAGGTCTCTTGAGTTTTGCAATGAATGTTGCGGCTCTATCGGCCGGTGGTTTGGGAACTCCGTTCTTCACAATGGGGATTTCGCTAATCGATTCCACGCGAGCGGCGAGTATCCTGTGTTCTTTTAAATGATTAATAAGCGGGTCAAACCCCTTATCACGAGACACTATGTGAAAGAAGGCACCTGGTTCCTCGACTGCCAACCTGCCGATATAGTAAGCGATGTGGAAGTCGAGGGCATTCGGGCCAGCTCCTGATATTTTCACGTATTGGGCACGCTGGCCGAGTATCTGCAGGGCGGCCGCAATTTCAAATGGAACCTTGGACTGATTCGCACCACAGAACAGTAGTACTTGGAAATATTCATGGTTAAGAGTATCGATTGAATCTGGCTGGATGCTCTCGAAGTCGATTAGGACGATGTTTTTTCGCATATTATCGGAATTACCTTCTTCCTAACGCCTAACGCACAATTATCAGGCAGTTCATATAAACCAGAAAAGCAACCATATATTCCCGAATAGGGACTCTGCGAATATCCCTATTTTATTGCGCATTATCATGCATATCGACAACTTAACGGTGTTGCTGAACTCAATTGCATTCAATTTATGCAAGCCGAATCAATCAGATACATGGAGCTACTATCATTGCAGCAGCGATGAGGGGATCGACAAAAACAACAATGATGCAATCCAAAGTCTTCTCTGGGCGGATCAGGTCGGCGTTTTGTGAAAATCGGAAAGCTCCGGCATCGCATCACGATCGAGCAGGTTTCGGAAACTCAGGATACTGACGGCTCCGTAATTGAAACCTGGTCCGTGTTTGTAGTAGCGCAGGCTTCGATCGAACCCATCTCCGGACGGGAATATTTTGCCGCACAGTCTACCCAGGCTGATGTGACACACCGGATCCGGCTCAGATACCTTTCCGGCGTCACCCCAAAAATGCGCGTGAATTACAATTCAAGAATCTTCGACATTCTGTCGGTCATCAACGTCGGCGAGCGAAACCGTGAACTCCAGCTGATGTGCAGGGAATCCATTGGCTGATTTCGACGAAGCGCTGGTCGACTACCTGCTCGGTCGTCCCGGCATTGCCGCGCTTATAGAAAAGCGGTTCTTTCCGGATTACTTCCCGCAAAGCGAGCAGCTGCCCGCGATCGCCTACACGCTTGAAGACGATGCATCGCAACAGACTCTTCAGGGACCGTCGGGAATGCGCGCGGCGATCTATCAGATCAACATCTGGGCGGACACACGGCGCGTAGTGATGGCGGTGGCTCGCGAAGTGCGGCTCGCTCTTGACGGCTACCGCGGAGCATTCAAGGGCATTCCTATTCACGGAGCATTTCTCGATAGTTTAAACAGGGAGCGCGATCCGGATACAGGGGCTAACTGCGTATCCATGCGCTTCACCATTCATTACCAGGACCTCTAATCAACGAAAGGAAAAGATCATGACTGAAGGCGTTATCGGATTGGGAACGCTTCTGAAGATCGGCGACGGCGCAACACCCGAGGTTTTTGCCGCCATCGCCGAGGTGAAAGACATCACCGGGCCGGGGCTCACGCGCGAGTTTGCCGAATTCACGCACCAGCAGTCCTCCGGCGGATACCGGGAATACAAGCCCACCTTCAAGAACTCGGGCGACGTCACATTTAAGTGCAATTTTCTGCCTGATGACGAAACCCAGGGTTTCTCGACGACAGGACTTCTCAAGGATTATGAGGACGGAACTCTGCGCAATTTCGAGCTCCTGTTCCCGGATCCCGGCGCCACCAAGGCAAAGTTTGCCGCCTATGTCGCCAACATACAACCAACCGCACCGATAGGCTCGGCTCTTGAACTCAACGTCACCCTTCGTATCACCGGACCCGTAACATGGAGCTAAGAATAATGAACAAGAATGCACTTACCAAGGAACAGATACTCAACCGCAAACCGATCCTGCAGGAGGTCCAGATACCTCAATGGGGCGGATTTGTTTATATCAGGCCGCTAACGCTGGCCGAGCAAACCAAACTGGCCGAACTCGGGACAAAGTTCGAGAAAGCCAACACAGCCGCGCGCGTCAAGAGCATCACGCTGCAGGTGATTAAGTGGTCCGTAACCAATGCCGATGGAGTTGCTCTTTTCGATGACGCCGACCTGGACCAGCTGCTTCAGTCCGACGCCAGCGCGATCATGTCGCTGCAGGACGCCATCATCCGTTACAGCGGGCTGACGGAAGAATCCCGGCGAGAACTGGAAAAAAACTTGCTGAGCCAGGCCGACGAAGCAAGTTCATAGTAGCGTTGCGCCTGGGATGGCGCAGCGTGGAGGAGATGGAGCGGAACATGTCGTACCGCGAGTACCAGGAGTGGGTGATGTTCCTGAATTCCCTGTCGAATCCGGATGCGCAATCCCAGCCGCGCGGCAGCGGGCCGGTCTGGCAGAACCAGCTGAAAACCATGAAAGCCATAAGCGCCATGCAGCAGCTGGGAGGCAAGAGAAATGGCCGGAATTGAGATGAAAGGATTCGAGGAACTCAAGCGCAACGTCATAGCCTTCTCGAAAATTGTTCAGGATGAAGCTATCAAAGCAGCAGAAGACGCCGCGGCGCAAGTCGTAAAAGCGGCGGTCGAAGCCGCAGCTCCACGTGATATCGGACAGCTCGCCTCTTCAATTCAGGTTTTTGAGAGTCAGGACAGGAAATCGCTGACGGGACAAACCCGCCGCCGGCTTTTAATCGGTCCCGAAAAGAAAAAGGGCTTTTATGGTTTCTTCCTGCAGAAAGGCTGGATCTGGAGCAAAGGCCGGAGGAAAAAAGCCGCATCCGGTAATACGCACAGCCAATCCGGCCCAACCGAAGACAGCCACCGCATCCCGCCGCGTAAGTGGTTTCCTGATCCGGCCGAAGTGGAATCAATGGGCCAATCAGCAGGAGAATTTGCCTTTATTGAATCGATTGAAGCAAAATCAAGATTATCCTGAATCCTTGTCCATTCCGGCGTGGGGAATAAAGGATCTTTATTTTTTTATGTCTGACTCTCGGAAGATAATATCAGATAATTTATCTTCTATAAAAACAACCTCTTTAATTGAATTATTCACGTATCTAAATGTTTTCTTATTTCCAAAATTTATGATTTCGCTGGGGTCTCCAAGAACATTTCTGACTTCATCTGAGGACATCCCCGGTTCTAGATCGATTGTTGGAGGCTTCGAACATATAAATTTGGAAACGAGCGATTGAATTTCCTCGGCTGATTTTCCGAAAAATCTTAATTTCGCTTGTGGTTGAAGGCTATATTCGCCTTGACTAGCGGCCATGCCCGGCAGGCCTCCAATCGCAGTTATCGCATACCGCTGACTTGCTGTAGCATGTGCGGATTTTTTTTCAACTGCTTTAATTCTCAATTCCAGGTATTTATCATTTAACGATACGCTCTGGACAGTTATTTTATCGCCACGAAGCAGGCGCCGTTCGGGATTTACAACATCTCGCCAAGAAGGAACGAATTCGGGATTGGCATTCGAGCGAATGTTGTATACATGAAGTCCTTTGACATCCCCTTCCAAGTAAGTCGTGATCAGGAAAAATGACTGATCTTTCTCAAAGAATTTTTTCAATTTCTCCTGTTCTTGCTTGCTCAGATCCGCTCCAAAAAGTGCAACCCCGCGGAACAGAATCATAAATACTAACAGAATAGTCCGTGAGTTCATCGATATTCTCCTGAATTTTGGATTAGTTAACTACTACATAACCTAATAAGCAATTTCTTTTTTAGGTAGTTTTTCCTTCTCATACAAATGTTCTGAAGGATGTGGCAGATCAGATTGAATTTGCCTTGAATACAATTCAATGCCAATTGGACGTCTCTTTTTTGAAATCAGCGGCGATTCGTCGAAGCTGAATGCTTCCCTGCGTGAGGCAATTGCGACAGCCAAGGACGCTGGCGTTCAGATTACCCGCGCCGGGCAGTCGTTCATCTCCAAGTTCGACGAGGCCCTCAACCCGACCAAAAAGCTGACAGAGCAGATCCAGCTGCTCGAAGCCACAGGCAAAAAGCAATCGGACATCATGAAGGTGATGGGCGGTCAGATCGAATCGGCTACGAAGGCTGCAAAGGAAATGGGCGCGCCGATAGACGATCTCGTCCGGAAATACACAAGCCTGGAAAGCCGGCTTAAGACTACCGGCCAGGGCCTGCAGGAATTCGGGCGCGGTGCCTCCATGTATCTGACCGTTCCCCTCATGGGATTTGGCGCGGCGGCGATTAAGGCCGCCGATGATTACGATAAGGGAATCGCAAACATCCGGGCCGGAACCGGCGCAACCGGCGAAAAGCTGAAAACCCTCACAGAAGATATGAACGCTTTATGGGGCAAGGTTCCAAACAGCGTTGAAAATATCGGAACCGCCATAGCGGATTTGAATATGCGGCTGGGCCTTGCGGGAAAACCGCTGCAGGAGATGGCCGAACAGATATTGAATCTTTCACGCCTGAGTGGCGGCGATCTGAAGCAAACTATCGCGGATGCGACAAGCAGGCTGAAACCCTGGATTACCTTTTCAGAATGAGCCAGAACACCGGCATCGGCATTCAGCGCCTTATGGAAACGGTGGTTCAGTTCGGCGCGCCCATGCGAGCCCTGGGCTTCAACCTCGAAAGCGCGTCGGCGGCAATCGCGAAGTGGGAAAAAGAAGGCGTCAATATGGAGACCGTGCTGGCCGGATTGAAGATGGGCCTCGGCCAGATGGCGAAAGCCGGAGCGGATCCCATACAGGTCCTGCATGACGTACAGGTCGCAATTAAAAACGCAAAGAACGATACGGAAGCCCTTTCCATTGGCTTGAAGGTATTCGGCCAGCGCGCAGCCGTCGACATGACGAAGGCTATACAGGAAGGCCGCTTTAACCTTGAAGAACTGATTGACGCGACACGCAGGGGGACGGACAGCATCAACAAAGCAGATGAATCAACCAAGACCTTTGGCGAACATATGGAGGAACTGCAGCAGAAGACTGAGAAAGCCCTTGTGCCGATTGGGGAAAAGCTGCTGGAAGTATTCATCAAGCTGCAGCCCACTATAGAAGACTTGATAGGCAAACTGGCAGGCGCAGCCGAATGGTTCGCTAATCTCGACCCGCTGACACAAAAATTGATTATCGGCGTGGCCGGGTTCGCGGCAGCTCTTGGACCAGCATCTTATGCAATTGGATCCATAGTTAAGATGGTGAGCAGCCTTTCCGGGGCTTTGAGCGGAGCTGGTGGATTAGTGGGAGTATTGGGAAAGCTCGGACCTGCGGCAGCCGTGGCAGGGTCGGCCTTTGCGGGCTGGCAATTGGGGCGTCTGATATCGGAAACCTTCGATCTCGACGAGAAGCTCGGAAAGCTCTGGCGCACGATGGGGCTTTTCGAAGGCCGCGTCAGGGAATCCAACGATATCCTCGAAAAAACCACCATTAGGGCATACACCGCCCTTCTTGAAAAGCATTCCGACGACCTGGCCAGACTAAACATCGACATCAGCCGAGGGAACAAGAGCCTCAGCGAATGGGCTGACACGGTGAATCAGGCGGGTGCCGCCGTCATGAAATTGCATCCTCATGCGCAGAAGCTCGCCGATGCCGCAAAGGAAGCCGGGAAACAAGCAGGCAACGCGGGCCTGGGCCTGTCATCGATGGACGAGGAACTGCAGAAGCTGAAAGAACGCTTCGAAAAAGCCATCCACCCGGCAGACGAACTGGCAGGCGAAATGCGAAAGCTGACAGCCGCCGGCATACCCATTAAAGAAGTGCTGGCCGTTTATGGCGATGAGCTTGTGGTTGCCGCGGAAAAGCAGGATAAGCTCGGTCAGAAATTAAAAGCCACGACCGAAAAACTTTATGACCAGGCTGCAGCCATTAAACTCGCGCAGATGTCGGAAAAGGCTCGCCAGGAAGGGCCACAGCTGCTGCAATCCGCCTACGATGCAAACTTCGCCGAAATGCAGAAGCGGTGGAAACAGCAGGAAAAAGATCAGGAGACCTATGCTTCCGTGCGGGAAACCATTGACAGGCAGATAGCGGAGGCCGGGCGCGATCAGCTGGAACTTCAGGAAAAGATCCTGGATCTGGGCATTCCGCGCAACCAGCGGGAAAAAGAGTTTTGGGAAATGCAGAAGGCAGGCATCGATTACCAGATCAAGGCCGGCGAAATAGCCGTAAGGTTCGAAACCCAGCGCCTGGAGTTATACAAAAAGCTCGAAGGCATGGACGTGATGAACGGCGAAGCCTACCAGAAAGCGCTCGACGCCATTGATGAGCTTAACGCTCTGGAAAGCCAGGCACTGCAGAACCTGGCGGATCAAAGGAATGTCGAGATCCTGGCAAAACACCGAGACGAATACCTGAAAATGGTGGATGGCGTCAAGAGTGCCGCCGGAGAAGTCTTTGACGCCATTCTGTCGGGCGGGAAGAATGCCTTTGAAAACCTCATGAATTGGCTGAAGGCCACATTCCTGACCGGCCTGCGGCAGATATTCCAGAACGCCATGGCGGCGCTATATACCGGGAACTTCAGCCTGCAAAACATATTCGGCGGCATGGCTATAGGATTCGGTGGACCGTCTCCCGCTCCCGGCCAGTTCGGGAATGCGCTCGGCACTCTTGCCGGAAACTCGGGCGAGATCGGGATCATGGCAAGCCTTGCGGGCGGCGCGGAACTGCCTGGACCGGGGCAGAAGATCGGATCCATGGGATCGATCATCCCTTCGGGTACAGGCGCGAACTTCGGAGGCCTCACCGGTTCGTACGGAAACCTTGCGGCGACGGGGGCGATGACTATCGGGATGCCGCTCATGGTATCCGGGTTCACCGGCGAGGGTGCCGGGTCCTGGGCCAAGGCGATCGGCGGCGGCGCGCTCACGGGCGCGGGGATTGGATCGTTCATTCCCGGGATCGGCACGGCAGTGGGCGCGTTGGTCGGCGGCGGCGCCGGACTTATCGGTAAAGGCGTGGGGTCGCTGGTCAACGTCTTTACCGGAAAAAGCAACGAAGAGGCGGGCGTCGACGAGATCGCGCGCGATTACGGCGGCGTGGTGATCAGCCAGGATCAGTACACGCAGCTGACGCAAAGCTGGGGGTTCCCCGAGGGATCCGGCGAACTGTGGAATGCCCGCGGAGATGTAGCCGCCAGCCCTCAGATGCTGCAGAACCTGTATCAGCTGGCCCAGCAGCAGGGGAAAACCGATGAACTGATGCAGGCGCTCCAGAAGAATTGGGGCGGGACCACCCGCTTTGATATTGGCATGGAGATCGGGCGGCTGACGGGCGACTGGTCCAAACTCAACGAGCAATGGAAGGAATCTGTTTATTACCAAGACCTGGTGAAGCGCGGCCTGAAGGAGCAGGCGGACGCCATGATGATCGGCGACCAGGCGCTGAAGCCATGGGAACAGGCGGTGAAATCTCTCGGTGAACTGAGAAAGAGCCTGCAGGATTCAATCCAGCCCGTCAAATCCGTATTCGAAAAGTTCGTCGATACCGGCGTGGTTACCAAAGAACTGCGCGAAGAACTGGACAAGCTGGGAATCTCTGTTGATCCCTTCCAGAACTTCTCCGGGCTGGTGAAGCTCAACGACTACTGTCAGAAGCTCGTCGAACATTTCCGGCAGACCGGCGAGATACTCCCGGACCTCCGGAAGATGATCGAAGACTACGGCGGCAGCCTGGAGGCGTTGGACGAAGCGGCGGCTCTGCCCGGGCTGAAGCAAACCCTGGCGAGCATAAGCGATCTGAAGAGCGGCCTGCAGGGACTGCTCACGCAATTTGATCCGATCCGTAAATTATTGGAAGGAGACTTTTCCGCGCAGACACAGGCAGGCCTTGCCGCGCGGGGATTCGATCCGGCTCAGTTTGAGAGCCTAGCAAACCTGATAAAGGCGGAACAGAACTGGCAGGATCTGAGCCAGAAGGCACTGCAGGGCGGAACTGTGAGCCCGGAGATGCTCTCGGTTCTGAGCCAATATGGCGGCGACGCCGGCGCTTTGGCCGTCGAGCGCTACAACGAGGGATTCAACACGATCACCAGCGGCCTTTTGGATCAAACCAAGGCCAACATGGAT